GTAGTAGTCGCTCCAAAAGGGCTCTCTAAAAGCACAGAGAGCCTAGTGTCATGTCTAAAAGTGCTCCACGAGGTTTCGAGGATTTATGGGTTCAAAGGGGAGTGGGATCAATCTAGCACACTCAATCACTGGGAGGAAATGACAGTTTCGCTGGGGGGTACCTGGATGAAGGTGGCAAAGTATAAACTCGCCGCATTCTTCGCGTACCACACAAAACAGACGCTGCCACAACCTCCAAGTGGGATGTGCCCGGACAACCCCGCTCACCTTGTAGGTGGTCGGCTCGGAAGATTCCACCATCTGTTTCTGAAGCGTACCGCGGATCCTGCCGAAAGGCTCTCCCTCCTCGCCAGCTTGAAGCAGGCGAAGAAGGGAATGCCAAGGGCGGGAAAGGCTGAACTCAAGGAAAAAGAGACGGAATTCCGAACTTTCATCACGAGCCCACCACCCGAACCCAAAAATGCAGGGGAAGCGGCGATCTCGTCCAACTGGGCGGAAGTGAATGACGAAGACGAGCTTGACAACGTCCTGGTGACCAGGTCTCAAATGGAGAGAGAACTGGACAGGACGGTAGACGAGCTCTTCAACGAAATCACCTACACTACAGAGGAACGAACCGCAGCAGTATTCCCTAGCACCAGCGCTAATTACATCAACTCCCGAAAGGAAGGGGGTGCAATCGGCGCAATCCTCGAACACCCGACCCTGCTGAAAGGACTCAGAGTAGCGGGTGGATACCAAGTGGTAAAGACAAATGCAGAAGAGAGAGAGAAGAGATATTGGGAGAACGAAGAGATGAGCAATGAAGAGTGGACAGAAAAACCCTGGAACTGGACCAGCGAAAGACAACAGGTCTGGCAAACATTCTGGATCAGACTCTTGGGTGCTGCTGCAATAGAGCAACCAATAGTAGAACCAGTAGCGTTGGCAGAAGCCCTGAAGATTCGACTGATCACGAAGGGTCCACCATTCACTCAAACATTGCTGCGGGGAATCTGGAGAAAGTGTCACACTACTCTGCGGAGACATCCTGCATTCCATCTGATCGGGAATGAGGGTGTGACAGCAAAGTACCTGCTCGACCGACTCGGAAGGGAACTGGG